TCTCGTCTATTAGATTAGATACTACACCGTAGATATCATTAGCATCTGGCCTAGTAATCATCTTCTTAAGTGGTTCACACTGAGACAAGTCCCCCACTGATCCTGCAGCAATAAACATCCCCGTAGTCATAAACCCTGACTTCATTGCAGGACGGATATATTCAAAGGTTGTATCCATCTTAGGAGCAATACCGGCTTCCTCGTGGAAGAAGTACTTACATGGTCCCCCTACCCCATTAGTAGGATCTTTCTCAAAGGACATCCCTTGCATTACTCCTTTAAGTCCTATTTCAGACTTACGTTTAGTTAACGGTTCTACAGTTTCAATCTTCTGCTGCCACATCATAACCTTATTAGGGTTCATAGGACGATACCATGCAGTATGTCTATTTAAGAATGCCTCGTATTCATTTAAGAATTTCCAGGTACCTTTCTCATTTATATAGTCTTTAAGACTAGCTCCCATTTTAAGGGTAATCCCTTCTTCAAACCATATCTGGTTAATTAGTTTACCAGCATGAAAGTAACTAGATGCAATCTGACGTTTCTTTAATATTGCAACGTGTTTAAAGTTTAATTCAGCAAGGCATTCATATAAAGCCATGTGATACTGGGCATCTCTGACATCAGCAAATCCAAACTTCTGTGTTTCTTTATTGAAGATAGGTAAGAAGTTTAACCACATATAATAGTCACGTGGTATATACCATGTATTACCGTTGTTTTTATATATAGCGCCTACCCGGCACTTATTCTTTTGGTCATTCCAGTAAATAATAAAGTCTTTGGTTCCCTGAGGAGCTTTACAATAAAAACCTATATCGTTAAATATTCTAGCCTGCTCGTTAAATTTTAGACTTGATTCATCAAACTGATATTGACCAGGTTCTTTAAAAATACTAAATACAAAATCCTTAAACTCGTCACGAGTAGAAAAGGTAGTAGTAGACCACTCCCCGTTTTCCCATGTAGGTATTTCTATATTAGTACTCATTAAGAAGTTTTAATATTTCACTAAGTGCCTCATGGCGATGATTATCATAAAGAACTACTTTATTAACCCATTGCGATTTTTCTAACTTAGGTACCTCATGTATAGCAGATTCATTCTTAAACTTTAAATCTATTTGGTGAGGATCACCTGTAAAGATCATAATAGAATCTTTACCTAAACGCCCTACGCACATCTGGAGCTGAGCCTTAGTAAGATTCTGAAATTCATCTACTATGCATATACAGTTGTCAAAAGTTCTACCTCTAAAGTGTGTAAGAGATACAAGCTCTATAGCTTCCTGTTCCTCAAGCTTATTTAAGATATCCGGTTTATCATAAACCTTTCTCATATTAGACTTAATAGGTACAAGCCAAGGCTCCATCTTTTCTTTCTCAGAACCTGGTAAAAAACCATTGTCTTCAGTAGATATAGTAGGTCTTGTTATAACAATCTTGTTTACTCTTCTCTTAAAGTACATATCAAGAGCTACCTGTACAGCAAGTAAAGTTTTACCAGAACCAGCATTACCTAATAAGAAGTTATAAGGAGCATTGAGAATTAACTCTTTTGCTTTCTTTTGCTCTTCAGATAAGGTAATAGAAAACTTAATGTCTCCTTTTGGAGCAGTCTTCTCAACGTTTTGCTTTGCCATTTTCTATAAGTTTTATTAGTGAGTCAATGTCTTTAGCCTTACTAGGTAAAGAATAACTGTTCATAAAGGTACTTAAATTATTTCTAGGTATAGCCATCCATTCTTCTGTTTCACAAGAATAGTAGATAAAAAAGTCTGATAAGTTACATTTGGTCATATGCAAGCCCGGCTCCTCCTCTAGCCCTACCTTGTTGTTCTTCTTGAAGATCTTTATACGCGCCTTTGTAAGCTTCTCTAATTTGCTGGAATTTTGCTGCTGTATTAGTAAGCGCTGTGATATTACCGTCTCTCCCATCTGTTATACTTGTTGTAGCCATATAGTTTGCTAATCTATCGAGCATTTGCTTAATACCATTGTACGCCCTCATGGTCGGGGTTTCATATAATTTTCTACAGAGATCTAATGCGCCTGGGATACCATCATCCTCAGGACTAAACTCTGCACTTATTTCTGCTAATATAATCTCTTCTTTGTCATCTTCTGCAAGATTAAAGAAAGGATTTATATCTGGGCTTGGGCAAGTCATGTAAAATAAATACAGGTATATTTTTAGGTAATCTTCTGGATAATCATCCATTATCTTCTTAAGTGTAGTAATAGTATAACAGTGTTCTGTTGGAATCACTACACCATCCTGTATATCAAATAGTTTAATTATCATTTTTCTCTATGTTATAATAATAACTATCTGTATCTTCTGCAATCCATCTATTTGAGACAGCTTCTACAGATAGTAGTTCAGTATCTACTTTTATATCTTTTAGGGCAATTGGAAATTCTTTAGTTATCCAATTCATGTCTTTCCAAAATATTCTATTATTAGGTTGACACATTAAATATCCATCATCGGCCATAAGTATGTGACCGCATTTATAGTCTGAAGGTTCTTCCGAATATGGGTTATTGTACCAGTCTACTGTAAACATATAAGTAGCCCAAACAAAACTTTTATCTTTAAGGATAACCTGACATCTTTTTTCTCGAAGATATTCAAAACAGTTAATGGTTACATTCTCAGAAAAACAATCCCATAACTGCTTCATATGAAAATCTATATCATTTATGGGCTCCTTAATATATATTTCCGATATAGGTACTCGTGATCTTAGCATACCATAGTCGGTCATCACATGAAATGTAAGTACTTTACCAGAAATAGATTGTATACCAAAAGCATATGCGTTATGATACTTATCTGCATCTTCAGCATTTTTAGTAAAGTGCGATGCTTTTACTAGACATTTAAAGGTATCTATACTACTATTAAGCATCATTTAAGTTTTTTAAATAATTAATAATGTTTATAACCTCAGTTTTTAGATATGGTACTTCATACTTTACTATGTCATCTACCACAGGTTCCCCGGAAGCATCGTATAATACAACGCGGTTATCATAAGCGTCTTTACCAGCTTCTTTAAAGATAATATGTTCGATAATCATTTTTCCTGGTTTAAGTCTAGGGTTATGCTTAAGGATCATATACATATAAAAACTTAACTGGAGAGCATAATGGTTAAGGTTACAATCGTCCAGATTAGTAACTGGATCAAGCATTTTATCAGTAATTCCTTCCCAGTTAGTATAACCTGAGGTTTTAATTTCTTTATTTGTTTTATAGTCATAAATGTTTACTATACCATTTACTACTTCTACTCTATCTGCTTGACCACATAATCCTACACTCTTAAGATACATCATATGTTCTGGATATATCCCATCTTTTAATTTTTGATCCGGCGCTTTTTTAATTCCATCAGACTCTATAGGTTTAAAGATAGGTATAACAAAACCATCCTGCTCTATGTTTTCACAAGACGTATAGGCTAATTCTCTTTGCGAATGATACCATGTACCTAGATTAACTGCTTTCTGCGACTCGTTCTTCCAAGCCTCTTTGACATCCTCGACGGTCATTCCGTACCACTTACTCTTTTTATTTTTTACTGACTTAGCAGCAATAACATCTGCATCAAATGGTTTTTTGAACTTAGATATAACTCCTGTTACGCTTACCCATGTGATATTCTCATTAGGGTCTATACTCGTATAGCTATGCGTATCTGCTTTAAATAGTATCGACATAGTTCTCTAATTTAGAATTTAAATCGTCTTCGTCTTCCTCTGTCATTACGGCAAACCATCTTCCGCGTGGACATTCTGAAGACATACTATGTGTCTTATAAGCTAAGGAGCAGCCGCAATCTCCACAACAAGGTTGAGTACCCGGTACTTCGCATTTAGATCCTTTAATATCTATAAGCGGACAGGATTCACAAATCTCCATACGCCAAGTAGCTATACGCTGTATTTTCTTTCGGGTAAAGTAGTAATTAAATATCCCTTCTAGGATTAACCACTTATCCCTCCAGATCTTCTTTACCTTTTTCCAAAATTTCATTTCGATTTGATTTAAATTGTTTTTTAGCAAGAGTTTGGTTTTTTAAGTTCTCTCTAATCTTATATAAACGCTTCAAAGTATTTTGTGCGCTCATATAAAAGTTATATCGATTTAAGTTGGTAGGATTGATAATTCTAACATAGTCTTCGTGTTTCTGTATTTCTTTATTTAGACTAGTAGTCTTTACATAAAAAACACCTAAACTTTCTACATCTATTTTAGGTTCTTCTCCAGACTCCATAAGCTTTCTTATGCTACTCCAGTAGTAGGATACGGCATCTGAAACTTCTGATTCTGGAAGATTCAGCTCTTCAGCTAATTCCTTAATTAGGAAATTTGATTTCTTAGGATTCAACATGGACTACCTTATAGTCTAATAATATGTTACCGTTAATCTGTATCTTAAGATCATCACTTAGAGCAATCTTCTTTTTACTCTTTCCCTTTTTTATTACTAGATTCTTTTTCTCAGCTTTAGTAATAGCGTTTCTAACAGACTGGCTGCTACCAAAAATTTTGTTCTTAGTAGCAGCCTCGCAGAAATCTGTTAGTTCTTTCTCCCCCGAAAGAGCAAGAAAAGTAAGACAACTTAAGTCTTGATCAGATACGTTTAACGATTTTAGGTGACAATGAACAGCTAACTGGAATTTAACTATACTCCATAGGTCCATTCTCACGGTCTTTCGTACCTGATTTACTACAGCCATTACTTTTCTTTTTTAAGGGTTCTGGTTTTCGGTTGTTCGATTTCAGAAGATTCCTCCTCTTCTGCTGGAGGCGGTGCCATAATCTGAGCTTGTCTCATGGTAGCTACAAGCCTGCGCAAACGCTGTTCTTCAACATCTGCTAGAAGTGTTTCGTACTTAAGTTGAATCTCTAGTAACTCAGATTGTTCCTTATAAGATTCAATTAGTTCAGTTTTTTTAGCAGCCATTTCTTCTGCTGTAATTTGTTGGTTTTCCATAACGTAACTTATTTAGGTTTAAACAAATATATAGTAAAAGTTTAAACTAAACAAATTTAAATAAAAAAAGCCCAGGTACGTTTACCCGGACTTTTAACCTAAACTAGTATTAACCTTAAGACTTCTTACTCTGCTGCTCTTTAGTAGCTTTGATATAGCC